TTTTGTAATGTCAAAACAAACCAAGTCACCAGCAGCTATAGCACCAGAAGCAATGTATGTTTCAATCTGACGACGAGCAGATGAACCAGTGCCAGCACCTTCAGCAGAAGTGTTTAAGCTTTGAAGTATAGTATTAGTAGCCATTAGCTTGCCTCTCCATTCAATAACAGACCGTGGCCTGAAAGGTTAGCAGTAGTAATCTGGGTACGTACCATGATGTTAGCAGCCATAGCAGCATAACCACTAATACGCTCATAATCACCAAGTTCAAAGTAAGCATCTTTGTCAAAGTACACGTTGAACAATTTAGAGTTCAAGAAGTACTGTGATACTTTACCAGTTGTTTGTGCACCAGCAGAAGCGTCATTAAAGTTAACACTTGATATGGGCAGGTTCGGGTCAATATACATCATTGCACCGTTGAACAACAATCCAAGTTTACCAGCCATGTTACGTTCTTCAGCCATAGAAGTGTATCGCTCTTGTGTAAAGAGACTGTTTTTGTACAATTCATATGAATCAGGTGAAGAAAGAATAATGTCAACTTCACCTTCAGGTGCATATATTTGGGTTTGAATCATCATTTGAGTCATGCCACGAAACAAGTCTGCGCCTGATGGATTGTATGCTGCACCAGAAGTTCCACTAATTTCTGTAGACACGTCTAAAAATTGGTTCTGCCAAGACTGTTGGAAGTCTGACTTAGCCAATCCACCAACGGTTGCTGATTGTGAACCAAACGCCAAAGAGTCAAACCAACCGCTTGCACGTCCACTAGCAGAAGTTGTACCGTTAAGGCTTTCAAGTTCAGTAAGAACGGTAGAAGTACCTGCAACAACTTGCTTACAATACTCACGTTGTAGCATGCCCATAACTGACTTGAGCCGCGCTTCAGCAATACGAATAACCGCACGGTCACCCTTGTTGCTAAGTTGCTCTTTTTCAGTCAATACAATCGGAGCAACAAAGTCACACCAGTTGTAAGTAGCAGTACGAAGTGGGTCGCGAACTGCAAGGTTCACGGCTTCATAACCAGTTGAAAGTTGAGTAATATTTGAATGTTCAGTTAAGATTGTTGGGCAGTCAACCTTTTGACCACCGTTTGCTTGCTCGACATTACCTGCACGCTGCACCGCATCAAGAAGTGGAATCGCCTTAAAGGTGTTATCTACTTCTCGGTCACGGAGAATACGCAGGGTCGAGGCTAAAATATCCGGTTGGATAGCCATTGCTCTCTCCAATGAAAGTTAATTATTTACGATTTGCCAGCGTGTCCTGTAAAGGGGCTGTGACTAGGCGTGTCCAAAAAGGGGCCGTATCATTTACTGTATACATCAATTTTACTTTTGTTGCAACAAATGTTCGTAAATGTCCCATGCGCCCATACGTTCATCTTTTGGTATGGTAACACCACTTTTACGTCCAGAGCCAACTGTAAGTCCAGCAGACCGCGCAGCTTTCTTTGTACGCATTACTCTAGCAGCAGATGCTTGTTGTTGCTCTTTGGCTTTACGGCCTTGCACAATCCAATATGCTGCTTCTAAATCCAAACTTTCATTTTCTAATAATGTTTGGTGCACAGCCTTCCTTATTTCTTGATCAGTTTTAAGTTCCGGATGTTGATTCATAAACGTGTCAAGTTTGCTTTGTGCTTGATGCTGCATTTGTTCTTGGCGCATTGGTTCTAAAATGCTTTGTAATCTTTCAGCAACTACTTTATTTACGTACTTATTAAAAGATTCTGCATTAAACGGATCAAACTCTTCGCCTGTTTCATCATTTGCCAACTCTTGTATTTTTTGATACGCTTCACTATTTGTCAATGCAGCTTGTTGTTGTGCCAAATCTTTACGCTGTTGTGCTAAAGCTTGCGTCTTACGCGTGTAATCTGCACGCAAACTAGCCATTGCACGCTGTACTTCTTCTGGAGCACCTTCAAGAACCGATTGCCATGATTCACCCTCACGCAAAGTTTCTTGGCGTTTAACCTCTTCTTCATCGGCAATTTTAGTTTTTTTAGAATTTTCATGGTTAGACAACAATGACTCAATACGTTGTTCATAATTATCTAATTGAAACGGCGCACCAGAATCAGATTCAAGAACAGGCTTGGTAACTGTTTCTGTGGTTGGTGTTTCTGTTACCGGTGCTGCTTCTTCAGTAGCAGCAACACTCTCATTTGTGTTTTGCTCTTTCATTATACTCTCCGTGCAAACATTTCATCTAAGTCTTCTGTTTCATCATCAACAACGACTTCATCATCTATTGCGCCTTCTTCAACTTCATTTTCAACTACTTCTTCATCAGCCTCGCCAAAAAGTTCTTCGCTTAAAAACTTTTTAAACTGTTCATTTTTTACTAATGTTTCAAGTTGACCTATTAATGCAGCCACATCTCTGTCAGCTTCTATTTCTGATAAATCTATGTCTAACGGCATGCCAGCATCATCAGCAGCACTTGTTATTGCCATAATCATTTGTGCAAGTTCCATTGGAAACTGTGACTGTTCACCACTTACTTTAGGCAAATTTTCAAATTCCATCATTGGGCCAAACTTATTAAGTGCATCAACAAGTCTGTTCAACATGGTTTCGCCAAATCGACCTTGTGGAAGTTCCATCGACATTGCAGTTTCAATCTCAAAATCCAAACGCTTGCCTGCATTACGCACTTCGTTTCTTGCATTATTCATTTCCATGTCTTCTTGACCAAAGTCAAATTGATTCATACTCATATTATTCCTCCGATATAGCACGCGCGGCGGCGGCAAATGAATTAGTCTCACGCATTGTTTGCGTAAATGTTTGTACCGTTTGTTCATGTTCAATAGCTTCAGACATCTGCGATTGCATATTGTCTTCTATTTCACTGTTAGAAATAGGCCTTACACCCATTTGTTTCATAACTTCGTCTTTATGCTTGTTGTTGCGTATGTATTGGCCTAATGCTCTGTCGTAGTAGCCTACGTCTTTAACGCCACACAACGGTATTGGCTTTAACTTGCCAGCCTTGTAGTTAGCGGTATGGTCACAATAACAACACTTTATCGTAAAGGTCATTTCATTTATGTCACGCCAAAACACGTACGTCATATGACCGCACATAGCGGCTTTGCATATGTATCGGCGGTATCCTAAACCGTAACTATTTTTAAAGTCGTCTTTAGTAATTAAACGGTAGTTAGACATTTGGTAGTATCCTACTTATGTTTTGTGGAGACGGTTGGCTAATACCAAGTTGTGCGGCCTGTAAAGGATCTTGCGCCATTTGACCACCCATTGCAGGTTGTGGCATTTCCGGCATTGTTGCTGGCATTTCTAAACCTTCAGGCATAAGGTCTTCTGGCAAGTCATAACTTCTTACCAGTTGTTCCAATAGTTTCTGGTTAGGAACACCCAGTTGTTGCAAAACTGGCACCAAGTTTAAAAACTCTTGTTTCTTAATACTGTCAGACACTGGCGTACTGCCCATGTCTTGAGCATATATTGCAAAATCGCCATCTAAATCATCCGCTTTAAGCACCTCAACGTTGCCATCCAACACAATAACGTCAGCATCATCTGTCAAAAACACTTGCATCATAGAGACGTAAACAGCCGAAAGTTGTTCAATCATTGCATCACGTTCTCTTGCTAATCTACCGACCTCTGAAGAAGAATAGGCAGCCAAAGCCGTTACTTCCGTAGCCGTTGCTTTAGTAGCCTCACCACGCGTAAACGGAGCCATAACCGACCCGCGCTGAAAATCATCATTGACCTGTTGTATGTATTGCTGCAACTCATTGGGCACTGGACTATGAGGTACAGGAATAATAGAACCCGCCAAGGTTTGACCTGCTGACAACTCAACTTCTATGTATTCACCGTCTACACCTTGCGCCAACTTAGACATGTCGTCACTGTCAAACACACCTTGTTCAACCACCCACTGGCGTGCGCTTCTGCGAACCATGTTGGCTTGGTAAGTTCGTATTATGTTTGTTTCTTGCACTTGATCATATACACGGTTCAAAGCCGACATACCACGCAATGGCATATCTGGCTTGCGAGAATAATACAAAGGAACAATCGGACTAATCGGAGCATCAGAAGCAGACCGGAAAGGTATGTTTTCGTATCTGGTCTTTTCAATATCATCACCTTCGCCTTCTTCTATAACAACACCTTGGTACAAAAACCGTTCGCCTTCTGCGTAATCTGGACTCCACACCAACAACTTGTCAGCCCTAAAATCATACATTTCTACGATCTCAACGTATTCAAATATAGGCTGTGTTTCTTCTGTTGTCGTTTTTTGACCGTAGCCGCGTTCTGTTTCACCATCAACGTAATCTAAAAACTTTACCAAAGGTGCGCTAACAAACTTCTTGTTGCCAAACTTGGCTTTTGCATCTTGCAACGTCAAATAATACCGGTGACCAACATACCGTTGATCGTACCAACTAGCCGCGTCAGTATCTACAATCACGTCCCATGCGTTTATTGCAACAGCCGTCACGCGTTTAAAGGGGTCAGGGTTTTCGTTAGGAACTAATTTTACAAATGCACTCGGATAAATCAAAGCAAGTCTACTGGCATCTTCTAACTGCGTGCGTATAGAATCTAAAAAAGCATTTGTCATTAATTGACTTTTTAAAGGATTGCCACGCCCACGCACATCAGCTTTAAAAACCACAGAAGGTGCACGTGTAAATAAACTTGCAATGTAACCTTCAACGTATTCATAGGCGCGTGTTGTTTCTATTAAAATCTGGCCTGAGTTATCGCGTTTATCCCAATACTCATTATTGTACGCCAACCGCAACTTGCGCATTTTTGGACGCTCGTTACGCCAGTATTCTTGGTGTTGATCGTATAATGCCCTTAGAACCTTTGCTTTAATCATTCGTTACGCTCCCATGGTATTGGATTGTCTTTGCGCCTTCCGACTCTGCGACTTCGTATAAAGTCATCTAGCATATTTTCTTTTGCTCTGCGCAAAACCCGACGAGGCACGTCTCTTGTACATCTATAAGCCAACGCCAACGACATCGCCATATCATCATGCAACCCCTTTGGGGCTTCCGGAGTAACCTTTTCTACAGTCAAACTACGCAGTTCCATCAACGTAGTCATGTCCAAAGTTTCTATGATCTCTGCAATTATAAACTCGCGCAACGTCTCATAAGCATCTAACTTGCTTTTTACCGTTGTTGTCCAGTCTCGACCCTTGGCATCGAGCCACAAGTTCTTGTACTTAAAGTCACGCAATCTGGCAATAACAACATGACCATGGTTGTTGCTTTCAACCAATAACTTAGCCGTGTTGTACTCCCATCCAATGTCGCATACCTTCTCCGCAAACATTACCGGTGGAACCGTATTGCTACGATACTGGTACACAACCTGCAAAGTGCTCAGACTAACAACCGTAATAACCGAGTAGTCCAAACCAACCCCTGCACTAACATCCACGCCCATAACATAAGCGTCGTTCTCAATAGCCTCTTCATACCTTCTCTCCGCTCCGTCAAAGAATATACCGTTTATCTTGGCTAGATCATCGCCATGAAAATACGTGCTTGTCGTAAAGTGAAACGCGTCATCCAAACAAGCCGGATACTCACGCCTGAACTTCTCCAAACCCAGCGTCGCTATCTGCTGCCTACGCCACATTATCTGCTCATCATCCAAGTCATACGCTTCTGCCATTGCATCTTCTTCTGCTGAACGCTCAAACTCTTCGCCAACATGCACTCTGTAAGTGTCATGCTGCCACCACCAAAAGCATATCAGTTTCCAACCATTCTCTGGTGCACCCATAACCAACCTGTGAAATGCATCGCCAGCACGATTTGGCGTTGACTCTATAATCACCTGACCCACCCCTACCGCAGCCATTGTGGTTGCTAGTAGTTCATCAGGATCTTCATAGAATGCAAACTCACTCAAATGTACAGACGTCAGTGTAAAACTTCTAGTTCCTCCCCTAGAACCCGCAGTATACGATGATAACCGCGCACCTGTATCTTCGAACTCTAAATCCACGGTATTGGATACCGCAAACTGACGATGCAAAATCTTGGGTAAGCCTTTATGGAACTTGTCATCCATTCTCCTTAAATGCTTTGCCGACCTGTCATGGAACGATATAACGCCCCATTGAACTGGTTCGGTTGCTATGTACGCTGACCAGAACGCGTATGCTCTTAGCAGTGTACTTACGCCTATCTGCCTTGGCTTGAGTATGATGACTCGGTTGTGCTCTTGCAACTCTTTCAGTAGCACCTTTTGCTCGTCGTTCATCTTGAACTTGATCATCTTTGCGCTACGCTTGTCTTGTATGGACAGCATGTTTACAAACTTCTCAGGTTTGCTGATGGCTTTCGCTATCTCGCTTCTGTGAGGCTGTGGTATGCTCTCTAGGAACTTCATACTATTCGTAGTGCTTTCTTAAGTTCGTCTATGTCTTTAAGGGCTTTTGGGCCATGGTCTTCGTTGTCATCTTTGGTACGGAACGTCTCAAGTACGTATTTGGCTGCTGCTACTCTGGCATTCTCGCTATCGCCTGTTCGCAGTACTAAGTCTAGTGCTTCCATGGCTGACATGACTAGACCGTCTACTCGGCCTTGGATATACGCGTTGAACATGTCGTCTGTAGCCTTTTCCGCTTCGTGGCCTTTCTCTAGAAGTGCGTATTGGAACGATGCCTTATTTCGCCACTTGTACAAAGTGTTGATGTGGATGCCTAAATCACGCGATACTTGTGCATAGGTATGACCGCTCGCTATGAGGTCAACGGCCTCCTGCTGCTCTTCTGTTACGACCATTACCTTTCTTCTTGGCTTCTTGCCCATATAGACCTCCGTTGAATCTTACATACCACGCATGTGTAACTCATGTCAAGTTGGTGTGTTATTTATTGTACTTCTTACGGTTGGCCTTTCTGGTGGTTACGCGTATGTTGCCTCTACGGTTAGACCCGCCTTTACTTAGCGGTTTCTTGTGGTCTACCTCTTTACCGTCACCAACCTTAAGCCTTAACTTCCTGCGTGCTTTATTGCGTAATGACCTAGCCTTGCGTTGCTTAGGTTTGCCGTGGTAGTCGCTGTATTCTTTTTTGTAGTTGCGCTTGCGTTTTGTTTTCATGTGTTCTCCACCAAGAAAAAAATATGGGGGGGGTCTAAATCAAGGTGGCAATCCGCTAGGATTTTCTAACGCGCCACAACACAGTATACCTCGGCTTAAACAATAATCACATATATCTCCCAAAAATCAATGGGGGGGGGCTTTAAACCCTTTTGGCTATGCCATAGCGAGATTGTGTGCGCCTGCTCTTTGGATATGCTCCAGAGTTTTAATCAACTTGATTTAAGAGATACGAAAATAAAAAAAACCCATGGCGTTTTAACCTGCTGACTTTCGGATTCTTTTTTTGGTGTCGGGTTTTTGTTGGGGTCTTTGGGGTGTTGGATCGCGGCTCGCAAGCTCGCCGCGATCCAACCTCACCAAGCCTATTAAAACTAAAATATCTAAACTACTGAACATCTGTTCTATTTTAGTTTTTGGTGAATTTTATAGGGTTCTCAAGTGCACGAGAATCGATTCTAAGCGTGTTTAACATCTAGACATATCAACACAAGGCCCCTAACGTTTGGCGCGATCCGACCAAAAAATGTCCAGTTAGAAACTTGGTTGTTCAGTAGTTGTTCAGTAGCAAAGTAAACACAGCAGAACCGGAACAAAATATATTTTTTTCTGGACTTGTTTAACATCCTAAGGTATAGAACTAGAGTACAATTCTGTACTTTCCAACCACGAACGAAGGAACCGACATGATTACTTTCTGTCTTATCACCGCGACTATTTTGCTTTGTATTGCAGGCGCGACCATTATCAAACTTGACCGACACAACCAAAAGATAGACAAGGATCTAACCTTTGCGATCGAAGACCACACCGAAGACATTGAAGATCTATTAAAAGCCGAGTCACTAATTAAAGATCAGGAATATCACATTTGGCGATTGACCTGCAAAACTGAAGAGCAAGAGGAGCGACTTGAACAACTCGAACAAAGCAAGGACGAGCTTGCGGAAGAATTCGAAATGCTTGACGCCGATCATGATGCTTTAAAGATCCAGTATTGTACGGCTGTTTCAGAGTATCAAGAGCAGGTAGCTGATTATTTCGATCAGGTCCAAGAACTGAAAGACCAATTGAACTATGCACTTGAACAACAAAGAAAGGCAGAAGATGAACTGTATAACTTCAGACACGCGCTGCATCTTATCCGTACGCGCACGGAAACAGCCACAGGATCCATTTTAAATGATGATCGATATGAGAACAGCCGCGACGGCGTAACGCGCTACAAAGTGTATAGACGGGATCACCACACCTACATACAACGAAACGATCTAAGCGCATATGATCGGTGGAGCTTTTACTTCAAGCATGAGAACAGCGTGAAAATTGCCCGTCAGTTCTTGCGCGCTGTTTGGGGGGTGTAACATGAGCATGATCTTAACCAACGTAGAACACACAAAAGAATATCAAGCCGGATACTTTGCAGCCCGCGACGAGATCAAACGGCAAGAGAAATACAACGGATGGACTAACCGCGAGACATGGTTAACGAATCTTTGGGGCATGAATGAAGCCGTAGAGAATATGATTTGCCATGACTTCTTACGCACTAATGGAGAGATGGAACACACGCCGGAGGCTATCGGTTACGCCCACTGGGCAATACTTAAGAGAGAGTATTATCCCGAGCTTCAAAACTGGATCGCCGAGATGATCCGAACTGAGGTGGAAGAGCACATTGAAAGCGCAGGGTTATCCGGCTTTATTGCTGACTTAATAGCAGATCATAAGATTGACTTTTGGGAACTGGCCGACCATGTCATTGATACGATTGATCAATACTATGAAGAGAAATGCGATACGAAAACCTACGCCGAACTTTGGATGAATGAAGAGTATGATCTCGATGATTATGAAGATCTTGCTGATGATTTCGGAAAGGTTCAAGCGTGCATAGGCCCGCGTGAATACATGGAATGTTACGGCGGGCGGCTGGCCTATAAACATGTCGCAGCCGTAGGTCCGCATTATCTACCCCTTGGAGGCGTTGTTGACTTCCCCGACGGAAGCGCGGCTTATTATCGCGACGAGATCAAAGAAGTGATCTAACATCCAGCACAAAAAAACTAAAGAGTCGGATCCACCGGCTCTTTTTTTTTGCGCCGATCCACGGCATTTTTTTTCGTGATAGTCTTAAAGAGAAGGGTGCGCTTGAGATTATTGCGCTGCTTTTATGCAAATAAGTATAACTGGCTTTTCACAAACCCGATCAACCATTGCGCCATAAAACTTTTGTGCATCTAAACTAACGACTTGAGCATCATCTTTAAACACACCAGCATCTTGGAGCACATCCATAGCTGCTTTACATAAGTTGTCTATGTCTGGTCTACTACACTTCAGTATCCGTGAGCGTGTATCCTTCTTTCTTTGCAGACGCTTCGGTCTGTTGTACACAAAGACAAGAGAGAGATGAACTGGCTGCTCTATCTGCTCTATTGTGTAGTTATCTTTAATGTACTCTACAAGGCCCGCCTTCCATGCTGTGTACTTCTTTGGCATGTAAGACCTAGCCCTACCACCAAACGACACTGAGCGTGGCCGAGGGGTGGCTAGAGGCTCAGTGTCTAGGACAATGTAGAGCATGTCCTTTAAAATGGTGTTTGCTCTTTTGCGAAAGCATCGCGCATCAACCAATAATCGGAAGGTCGTACGGCTTCCCTTTTAATCAAGGTTGAATAGTCATCTTCTTCATAATGATTGTATGTATCGTCTCCAACATAGGCTTTGATTTCTAACAATCGTTCTTGTGTCATAATCACCGGTTCATAGTCAATATATTGCGTTTTGACGGTCATCTTTTCATAATATGACTGAAGCATTTTATGAAGGTCAAACAGATTCATACAGATTAAAAAAGATCTATTGCAACAAGTCTTAAAAAACTCCAGTGCATTTAAAGCACTAACAACTCCTTCAGACATTGGGACATTCCATTCTTTGTAAATTGCGTCTGGATGTTTAATCTTTATGCGAATGTAAACAACAATATATTCGTCAAGTTGTTCATATTGTTTACACAAATAATGATGGAACATGTTGCGCTCCAGTGGGTGTTTTGTAATTGCTTCAAAGTATTTGTTGCTCATGATTACTTCCTTTATAGTTTACTGTGGTTGGGATTGTAGTTTGGGTATGGTCTGTAAAGTTGCCAAGGTATTCCAGCAGGAACCGGAAGCCATGGCTTTACGCCATCAGATACTAGTTTGTGATAACGCGACATGTATTTGTCTTGCAATCCTTCAATAGTATCAGGTATATGTTTAACATTTTGTAATGTATCTGTCACTGACTTTCTGATAAATGTCCAGTCTGGTAGATGTTGCTTTACCTCTGGTGTCATTTCTCTACCGTACATACTTATGGTGTAGCCTATGCGAAATGCTTTGTGGTATCTTGCTATAAGATTGAATTCATGCTGCACACTTCGCACTGCTAAATGGCCTTTGCCTGATGTGGTGTCCATTGGCGAACCTGTTTCTAGTTCTTTTGCAATGTCTTTTGGGTCAACATCTAAAAAAAACCGGCGATCAACAGCGGTGCGTTCTTGAAATTCTGATTTGACCTTTAAAGGATCTTCACCATTGTACAGTCTGTTGTATATGGCTAGCATTTCATGAGCATGTCTAGGCTCGTTGACACACCATCTAGTGTAGAAGTCAATAAGTTGGTGTGCCTTCTCCTTCTGTCGTTCGGCTTTCTCTTCTGGCGTTGGTGGCCTAAGATTGTAACCATGGAACGTTTTGTTATTTGATAAGCCAGTCATTTCCTTCGCTCCTTTCTAACAAGTAAGCCGACAATATACGGATTATCAAACTACTTAATGTGTGGTTGGTTTCAAATGCTGCGTTGCGCAACTGTTGCTTTATTGAAACTGGCAAGCGTACGCCAGTGTATGAACAAGACTCTATGTTTGAGGCTCTTGATAACTTTCTGGTTGGTACTACTGGCTCAAATGTTGTGTCGTCTGATTCATTTACAGCAGTCAACAGTTGTTCCAAAGCATGTTCTATCTTTGTCTTTTTGGTACTCATTTTATTTCTCCAGTTCATCTATTGAACACATTGCAACGGATAGATAATCTTTAAGTGCTCTAGCCTTTGCTCTAGTCTCTGCCATGCGAGGTTTGCAGGTTGCCACCATACCTTTGCAGTTCTTTGGTGTAGCATCACCAATACCTGTAAAGGTTCCGTTCTCTCCACTGGCTGTGGCTCTGAAGATAAAAACATCTTTGTCAAAGTCACAAACCAACATCTCGGTATCAATACTGGATAAGCCAGTCTTGTGTGCTAACCAGATAAGACCACTGTAAAGTACATACTCTTTACCTCCAACATTTGTTGTGTGGTTTGCATCTCTAAGAAGTTGGAGATGGTCTACCTTTGGCTCTGGTGCTGGCTTCATGTGCAGTAACTTGGCGTGCGATTCCTGTGCTAGTTTAATCACATGCTTACAATCTTTGGTACTGTCTTTGCTATATTGTGCAGCAGGACATGTGCAACTGCTAAATGCAGGAGAGTCAGGATGGCCGATACCTCGGTATCCGATCTTGGTGGTGTACTTACCTTCTGTAACCTTTGCTACAATACAGCGCATAGCATAACCGTTATCACTGTCTTGCGTAATGGTAGTGCTATCAAACGCTACATTGTGTACGCTGTCGTCAGGATCAGTAAGCCTGTGTTTTGCGTTGTCGGTTTGTAATGCTTCAAAGCAGACATTTCTCAGTCCATCTATATCTGATTTTGGTAGACTCATTTTATACTCCTAAGTCTGGCGTTGCGTCTCTTCTCTTCATAGTCATTGATGCGCAACTGTTGTGGTTGTACCTGTAATGTTTCATTGGTGGCCCATGTCTCTATTGTAATGCTATCTTCTGATATACCTGTAATGGTAGCAAGAAAGTGAATAGGGCCACGCTTGAACTTGACTTCTTCTCCAACACAAAACTTTTGCTCTGGTAAGCCAATTGTTGCAATCGGTTGTTGTGATCTTACAACTGGTGGCTGTGAAGCCAAACCAGTTGCAGCATAGTATTCTGAAAGACTTCTACTCATGACATTCATGCTTTTCAAATTTGACGCCAGACAACTTTATTTCATCAAACCAATAGGCTTTCATTATTTCGGGTTGTAAATGTTTTGGTATCTGAATTACAAAAATTACTTTTTCGCAATGGTGCACAACGCGAGCTTCTAACTCCCATGGCCAATGATCAAGATGTGTGTAAAGCTTTAGAACAACATCTGGGCTTACTAAATCTTTTAAGTTGTCTGCTACTTGTTGCAATGTAAGACTGTCGTCTATTACGTGTGTTTTTACATAAACAATTTTATTGTATTCGTTTGGTTTGCCTTCATTATATGTTGTGCAAACATAATGGGTACTCATGGATTGTACTTTTAAACCATGAGATGAAAAATCATGTTCTAGATTTAGTTGTTTAAGCATTGGCTCTTCCTTTGTTTGTGGTTGGTTGACACTATTGTCTTATGTACATTATCAGTTGTTTAACCAATGTGCAACATATTTATGTATTTTTGTTTCACATAATCTGTATCAGGGTACTGTTCCATCTTTCTATGAATAGCGTCTGATGGCTGTGTATCCTTGTCTAGTCCGCAATCTATGCCTAACAAGAACTGGCTTATCCACTTGTTGTCATGTTCATCCAGTTGTATCTCATTTACCTGTGGCTCTTCAACAACTGCAATCTTCTTTGGTGCGCATTTACTAAGCCACGACACAATACCCTTCTGCCAGTATTCATATCGCCATGCTTTGCTATCTGGCTTTACACACTGCTTAAGCATCCAAGTGTCCATCTTTATACACTGCTCTCTAAACTCCTTCTCTGTCCATACTGTGAAGTCTATCTCTAAAGAATGAAACCAGTCTGAAAAGGTCTGGTCTTTATTAAGTCTCCAGAACTTTGTTTTTAATCCTGAATCAGGCTCGCTCCATTTCTTAAATAAAGAAAATAATATTTGTTCATAGAAGCATAGCTCTTCACTACTATTATTAAGAAGTAGTAATTTTAATTTAGCTTCTTCTTTTTCTTCTTTGCTTGACACTTCTGTCAAGGGGGGGTTGACAGTTTTGTCAAGGGGGGTTGACATATCTGTCAAGGGTGGTGTTGACACTTCTGTCAAGGGGGGGTTGACAATTGTGTCAAGGGTCTGCATCTGTATCAAGGATGTATTACCATTCCTTTCTTTGGTTACAATGGCACGACAAGCCTCCAAAGCCCTAAGCCCTCTGGAGACAGTTCTTTCTGACTGTCCTACCATCTCTGCTAGTGTTGCACGACTGGCCCACACTTGACCATTACCACCGCCATACCAAAGCAATGAAAGCCAAAGGCCGTGCGTTGATGGCGGTATTATTTTGAGCCACTGCATCTGTGTTGCAGTGACTCGTATATATCTTGACATACGAGTCTCCTTCTAAATAGGTGGTTGGTTTATTAAACTTACAACAATCCAGAAGAACGCGCAACAAATAAAATATAAAGAACCTCTTTGGCAAACAAGTCGCCGTACTTACTTTTACCAAAGAGGCTGGACGAAGTAACAATGTAAACAAAAAATAAAGTTCCTTCACCAACCATCGTAACACAAAACTTAAATAAAGGGCCGAGGTGGGGCCAAAAATATTTATTTTGACAAATGCAATTAGAATGTGATACATAATTTAATAGTCCAATACTAATTTGGATTTATAACAACTGAATAGTTCGCAACAATAAGATACTTCCTTTCTGATCGTGGTTGGTTAAAATAGAAGAGCGAACTATTCTTTTGTCGTTTTAAGTCATACACTAGAAGTATTGCGTTTTTTAAACTGCGATAAAACGTAGTACAAACTCTTTCCGGGGCATAGTGTAGTGCTAAAGTCACAATGACCATAAACGTTTTCCCAAGTTAATTTATACGTAGCACACAAGTCATTAATCTTTTTGACCATAGATGCTACTTGTTGTGGCGTTGGTGTAATTTTTTCGAAGTTACCAACAACACATACACCAATGCTATATCTATTTTTACCTTTACAATGAGCACCTATTTTTGTAATTGGCCTACCATCTTCAATAGATCCATCACCTAAAATAATATAGTGATAACCGATGTCACTCCAGCCATTGTTATGCACATGCCAATCGCGAATGTCATCTACTGTAGTAATAAGTGGGCTTGCACTATGGTGTATAATTATTTTATTTATTTTTCGCATTGTCTTCTTCAATAAGATCTTTAAGAAGTAACGCGCCAAAAGATACGAAATCATGTGCTATCTCCCATCTTTCTTCTTTTGTCAAACCACCACGGCTGTAACGAATAACTTTACGTAATAACTCTATGGCTTCCAGCCATACTGAATTGTTTACTTTCCTTTTCATCTTGTCTTTCCTCTGTTGTATGATTTACGTACTTTTTTTGCCGCAGACTTCATTGACTTTTTCTTTGGCTTTTTTATTTTTATTTTAATAGTTTTAGTTTTTTTTCCATACATTATTTCTTACCTTTCTTCTTAGATTTTTTAAACATTGGCATATCAACTTTCCGAGCAGGGCCACCACGCAAAAATGAATTTACACGTGCCATTGCCCATTGATGTGATGACATACCTTTACGTGACCCGCTGCTTGCATATGCTGCTAAACCACGATTATACACCTTACGTAACTGTGAAGGCGTAAACTTTGAACCTTTTGCCTTAGTTTGTAACTTACTACTTACGCTTTGTTTTTTTCGAGTACTTGGCTTTTTTGCTTTTGAAACCTTTTTTGGCACGTTCCTTTTCCTCCATCTTTTCACGCAATCTATAGGCGGCTTGTTTGTTTCCTGATTTATACAACTTTGCGGCTTTATTTAAAAGAGCACGACGTTTGCTGCCTTTTGGCGCACCGTATTTTTTTGGTATGGTTCTGCTCTTTTTCTTTGTCATTTTTTCTTCTTTGTTATTTTGCTAACAGGTTTTTTGCTCCACATTTTGCACGACCAATACCCTGCAGTAGTCCTGTCTTTTTTACTAGAACAATTGTGTCTGGCTCTAAAGTTAGACCTTGCTTTTGGATTGTCTCTTCGTATCTGCATATTTGGATCACCAAACTTTACAGTCTTAACTTTGCCACCTTTAGTTCGAACTTTTACAACAAACTTCTTTTTGCCGTAACCAGCCTCCCCTTTTTTTATTCTGCGTGGGCCATGTGGTTTCTTTTTAGGTGTTCGTTTGCGCATTGATTGTAGCCTTTATGTCTTTAAGATCAGTCTCCATAGGGTTTAGTCTACCATGAATACCTGAAATTGCTTTGCGAACTATTTCAGTTTGATCACTATGTTGTTCAGCCATTTGATCTTTAATCTGGTCTAGACGATCACAAATCTTTTCCTGAACAACCATCTGATTATCTATCTGCTTTAGGTGCTTATCTACGATCTGAGGCAGGTAACGGCTAGCAAACTTACCAAGGCCCCATAAAATGGTCAAAGCCAAGGCTAAGGCCGATACAGGCCCTGTTAGGAAGTTAAGCATCAATTGGTCATCCATAATATTTATTCCCTACTTTCTAAAAGATATACTAAATTAAAATTTATAGTTTGATCTACACCGGCAGAACCACCAGTACGTCGTTGTCCAAAAAACACCCCTAAAACGAGATTACCTGTTCCTATTCTGGTTAGTTGTCGTTTATTTTCATATCGGTCACCTAACAACTTGGCCTTGTTGTCATCTTCATACCATGCATAAGTTGCACTGCAACCTTGCAATCCAGAAGTTTCAGAGCCTGATTCAGCCTTTTGTCTCAGTGTTCCATCTAATCTTACTTGTGCTAAGGCATGTGTATCACCTGATCCATAATCACTAAAAGTATTAATACCAGTTCCTAAATTAGTATCTTGACCAAACCGCAAAATGTTATTTAATGGCCGAAAAAATAAAGCAGCACCAGTCATAGCTATACCACTAGCCCCACCATGACTATTGCTAGCAAAAGTAGTATTGTTACCAACATATACGCCAGCACAAATCTGTGCGTTTGTGTTAGCATTGTTGTAATCTGATGAAGTAAAATCTGTCTCTAATACAACAGACAAATTAGTATTTTTCTTTGCGGCAAGATCAGCATATGAAAGACCTGTGTCGACATATACAGTTGCATATGTTGAAGTATCACAATAATTTGTATCACCTCTATCGTTTAAAACTATTTTGTGAGCAAACCCTGAAACGTCGCTTGCTCCAAAAGTTGTAGTATATGATCCTGCTGCATGCACAACATCACTTTGTGTTGTTGTTTTCCAAGCAGCAACATCACCACCACCACCGCCAGCAGGTGTAACAGTAGATGTAAAGTTAACTCTTGCAAATGACATTACTCTCTCCAATAAAGTTCAGTATTAGTCCAAGTAAATGTTGCTGCATCAACCTTAGCATGTATGTACAAAGTGCCTTTTGTATATATGTTTGCTTCTACTTCATATACAACAACACCAGTAGCAGCCGTTGTTATACCAGTTGTAAAGGTCGCTTCGGTGCTAGGTATTACAATGTCGTCACCAGCAGCATCTCTTGATACCTGTATTGTAATCTTAGTTGGTGGTGTGCCTGACAACGTACCAGATATACGAATAAGACTAAGCGTTATGTTTTGTGGTAAAGCGGCTTGTACAAACTCACCTGCTTCGTAACTTGTATTGTCTACCGTAATGTTACTTGTTATTATTTTCTGTTTGTTAAAATTACCTGTTTGTGCCATTGTAACCTCCAATGGTTTATTATATTATTTTGTTGGCTTCATTGCTTCTTTTGTTCTTTGTCGCCTTAATTCTTCTCGTATAAATAAAACTTCTGGTGTGTTTTCACGCAATGGTGTAGCAATGGCTAACTCATATGCTAATAAAGAAGATACATGCATTGCCATAGGACTATCTAATCCTAATTGTTCTAGTTGCGTATGAATACCATTGTAATAACCACGATCCATAGCATATTGATCAGAATACATGTCACTAATAATAGATGTTTTTAAGAGATCTTTTAAACCACGTTGCACTGCAATGGTCAACAGAAATGTTTCAAATAAAGCAAAATTTTGTTCGTCTTCTGCTGTTCTAAATTTATATGCATAACCTTTATATTGTGGATCAAACTCTCTTGGTGCAACTTCATCCAAATCAAACATTGTTATCATTCTTTCACGGAATGGACTATTGTCAATCATTGCAGGTATATACATTGGCTGCAAAAATCTATATGATTCATACTTCGCACGGCCTTCTCGATCATCTATTACACCTGAGTAAATTGCAGCATACAAAGGTAACCATGGTGTTCTTGAATTAATAGCTGTGTACAAATCTTCTCTTTGTTGTCGATAGGTTTCTTTTTCAATAAATTCATTGTAAAGCATACCAGTAGTCATCGCCATACCTTCAGTAAGAATACTTAAAGACTCATATGCAGGATTATAAAATCCTGCTGCAACAACATTTTTTTCATTTCCTTTTTCAACTAAAAATCTAAATATACGTGCATGATCTTTACTGTTGCCAACAAAATAAGTTTCTTGTTCTCTATTAAAACCATCTTGTGTTCTTGCAATTTTTACTGCATCACCTCTACCTTTCCACAAACTACGGCTAACGCTTTTTAATGACTCCCATTGAAATGACCAAAACGCTACAACTTTACCTGCTTGTTGTGTAAGTGCTGTTGCTCGTGCTTTACCATAATCTAATAAAGCACGACGACTTAATTCAGCCGCCTGTGTAGGGGTTGCACCATCTTGCAATGCATTACTAAATGCTGACCGTCGCAACATCATATCTGAATGGTGTGCCCACATTGTAAACCTTGTGCGTTTACGCGGATCTAAATACCAACGTGATGCTTGTTGTATTTGTGACGCTTGCTTTAAATCACTGGTAACTTCAAATGCTCGCACTAATTCTGATAAAGATGTACTATGAAATTGTGCAGCAGAAAATGTAGTCGCTATATTTTGCTCACGCAACAATTTAGTGTAGTCACGATATGTTATTGAAACACCTTGTTTTGTTACCATGTAAACGTCGTCTGGATTCCATTTGCCACTTATAAATTTAAAGTCGGCACCTAGCCAGCCAACAGTTTTTAATGCACCAGTAAAACCTAATTCTACTGCCATTATTATCGGTGAACTTATTAAGTTTATTGCTAAATATCTAAAGTTAGGCCGTGGCCCAATACCACCTAACAAACCTGTATGCGTCATACGTGACATAACATCAAAAAAACCATTAAAATCAAGTCTTGGTACTTGTCTCCCGTATTTTTCATATGACTGTAAAATTAATTTATAGTTGTCTAATACTTGTTTCCATTCAGCACCTTGTGCCATACGTTTCAAATTTACAAAATCATCAGCCATGTCTTTACCTAAATAAAGAGCAATGCCTTCTGTATCTAATGTTGTAAAACGCGGCCTAAAGTTATCTACAACTTTTGCTGCTGCGTTTACTGCATCACCTGTTTTTTGTGCTACTGAATCTGAATATGGAATAATACGCATACCATATGAATTAAGTACAGACGTTATTTCATTTTCAAGTATAGACATTGGTGCTATACCTGATACTTCGCTTATGTTTTTTTGTATACTCAACAACAAATTAGATATGTTACCTGAGTATGCACCGTTTAAACCATACGTATTAGCAACACCTAATCTAAACAACTGTTGTATTGGTTCTTTACTTGTTGCTATTGGTTCAAATAATCTAACCAACTTTCGTGTTGAATTAAACATTGCATCTGAACTGCTTTTTAAAGCACCATCTTTACTTGCTATATATGTCAACTTCCATAAATTACTTGGCGAAGTTTTTGCTAAACTTAAATTGTTTAAAACAATACCTTG